AATAGAACTACACCTTGTCCTGGGAAGTTTACAACAGGATTAACTCTTGCACGATACAAGAAATCTCTGTTTGCTTTACTAGGATTGTATGAAAGTTTAATTGCGTTTCTTACATTACCACGATTTAAACCTCCTGGAGAGAACCATGGATCCGCAACTCTATCAGTGTAAGCACATAAACCAGCAGTGTCACCATTCATTGGGACAAAACGATATACATCGTTATACTTGTCATACATGTACTTGTAACCACTATCGAATACCATGTAAGATGAAGAAGGACATAAGTCAAATGCTTCAGTTACATTGTCAGTTTGTGTATTACTATCAGTAACACCAACTGTAGCAGAACGATAAGGCGAAACAAAACCAACACAATCTCTTCTTGTTTCAACAACATTTGTAAGCATTGTTACAAAAGTATCTTGACCAGCAGCACTGTCAGTAGTTAAACTTGATGAACCACCAAGAACTAAGTTTACATCAATGTTATCTGAGTCTAGATATTTTTCAAATGCAGTTTGCATTTCACCAGCAGTTACTGCATAATCGTCAGTACCACCAGAAAGTGTTGTTAATGTTGGAGTATCTACTGCTGTATAAGCAGAAGTTGTATCAGTACCCCAGTTTGTACCACTTGTGTTATGATCCATCCAGTAAACATAACTTGAACCTCTAAAAATTACATCTCTGTAATAAATGCTATCACCTTGTGGTGATTTAGCACTTGGATTTTTAGATGTGTTTGCGAATGTTTCAATTACAGAACTAGTTCTTTGACCTGCTACATCATTGTCGTATCCAGTGATATCACCTGTAGTGTCATAAACAACTACATGTAATTCGTCACCAGTACCACGACCATTAGCAGTCGCCCATGCTGAAGTTCCTGGAGCACCATTAAATAAATCATAGAACTTCCATCGTCTTAATATATAAGCATCGTCAGCAATAGCAGTTTGTAGACCTGCTCCATTCGGATCATCTTTTAATCTAATTGTTAATAAGTCGCCACTTGTATCAACAGCAGTTACTTCGTATTCACGATAGTTATCTGCTGGTGTTGTATACGCAGAATCAGTATAGAATGAAATTAAATCACCTACATTAAACGCATATCCTGACGCATCAGCATTATCTACTTGAATTGATGTATCACCAACTGCTACATCTGCTTGGTTTACTTGATTGTTCGCACCCAATGTTTGTTGGTATGCTGTTGCTGTAGCACAAATTGATACACCTAATGAGTTACCATGAGTACCAGCAGTTCTTGCTGCCCACTCACCTACTGAACCTTGTCCAGTGTTGAAACTGTTTTCGTAATGATCGTCATCACGAATAAGAACACCACCAGTAGCACCAGCGTTGGTGATAGCAGATTCGGCACGAGTAACATAGCATGCATCTGTATATGCTAAAAAGTTTGCCACTGTGAACCAAGATTCGAATTGATTACTTGTATTTTGCGGTTTTCCAAATATTCTTAATAATTCTTCTTCTGAAGTTATTAGAACTGGAGAACTAACTGGACCTTTTTGGAAAGCACCAGCTGTCGCACCGATCGAAGTTGCCACTGCAGGAACAACATTCGTCAAATCAATTTCGTTTACTTGGACTCCAGGCGAGACTTGAAATCCCATAGTGTTTACTCCTAAAATTAATATTAATATTACTTTGTCACCTTATTTATAAATTGTCAACTTTCAGAGGACTAATTTATAAGTCAAAAAGAATATAAATAATATAATGAATGAACATTACGAAAAATATAAAGAAACCATCAAAAGAGTTTCAAAAAGAAACTATCATAAACGAGTTTCATCTTTAAGTAGGTATTTAGAAAATAATAAATGTCAATATTGTGATGAGAATGAAATTGCTTGTTTAAAGTTTCATCCCCACGATAAAGAGATAAGAAATAAAATAAAACGAGTTGGTATGAATAGTGAAAGTAGAAAAGAATTAGAAAGATTAATCAACGAATCTGATGTAGTTTGTGCTAACTGTAAAATAAAGATAGATAATGAACTAATCGATACTTCTTACCAATCGCTATTATAATCTCTGACCACTGTAGTCCATCTCGTACCATACTCGTCAATCTCAACATCAACATCATCTACACCATTATCAATAAAACCAAATGGTGCCATGTCTTGTTCTAATTGATCTTGTTGTTCTCTGAACATCCTTTGACGAATATCACTATCAGTAAGTTCTTTAAAGTATAATTGATCTACAGACCACGCAAATAAGAATAAACACGCAACTAAGTCATCATTACAACCATTATCTGCTTCCCAAGACGATCCCTTTACAATAAATGTAGACAACTCACTTATTATATCAATATCTTCAATAATAATCTTATCGCTTTCTAATAACTGTTTTAGATTAGAACATCCGACCTTCTTAACTGCTTTTGTAGTTCTTACTCCAAGTTGTGCTTTACCACCAGAAAATCCACCACCTAAAACTTGTCCAGCACGTCCACGCATAGATGCCATCATTAGATTATCATATTCTAAATCAAACTGGAGAGTGTTGGCGACCTGTTCTCCAATATCATTTACTTCTACTAGTACAAATGCTTCGTTGTATGCTTTAGCAACAGTGTGTATTTTTTGTGGAAACATTAAAGGTTTAATTTCATTGTCACGATACTTAGCAACAACTCTGTATGGTACTTGTGACACATCAAAAACTAAAAATGCTGAATAGTCATTGTTTGTGCCTCGTGCCACATCAGCAGTTATCATATAAGTTTTATCTTTATCTGGATTTTCATATAACGATAACCCAGCATTTGTTTGTATTGGTTCACGATATGCTAGATTCTTTAACTTACTTGGATTGATAAGTGTATTAATAGAACCTAAGAACTCACACTCAAACTCAGTCTTAAATTGTTGTTCTGATGTATTACGAATAGTTTCTTCTTTCCACTTCTCATCTCTTCCTGGAACTTCTGACCAATGTACTTCCAGTGGAATATAATCGTTTCTTTTATTTTGAGCATCCATCCACAGTTTATAAAACATATTCATACCATGTGGTGTAGATACTATCATAACCTTCGTTGTTTTACCAGATGATATTGTAGGATATACTGAACTAAAAAATTCTTCAGCAACATTAGATGGTACATAAGCAAACTCGTCAAGGAAGATGATGTTAAATGAACCACCTCGAATCGCACTACCAGATGTAGATGCTGCGAGAATACTTGAACCATTTTCTATTTCTAAACTACCTTTGTTCCAAGATATAACACCTTGTTGTAACCATTTAGGAAGATGCTCATATCCCAGTTGTAATCGACCAAGAATATCTCTAGCAGTTGATGATTTGTTTGCGAGAATCGCAACATTTACATTCTCATTAAATAGAACATAGTGTAAGAGATATGCTACAATAGTTGTTGATTTGCCTGACTGTCTAGGGAGTTTACAGATAGTAAAACGATTATTATGAAATGTATCAACCATTTCTTTTTGAAAGTTGTACATATTAAATGGCACAAGACCTTCATCAAGAGATACGATACGCATATAAGTTTGTATGAAGTATAATGGATCCTTCATACACTTAGCGTATTCTGCTATTTGGTCTTCCGTATATTCAAAAGGGACATTAGTCTTTTTTAAATTCGGATTTCCAAGATACTGATTATCACTTGCCTTTATCGTTGCCATTATCTATATTGTCCAGTTTACCCTTCAACATTTTTTGTAACTCTGAAGTGCTACCCACAAACAATGCGTTGGTTACATTTTGTGGTGCGGTGTTAGGCACTTCTTTTAACTTCTTCATTTTTGCTTGAAGGTCTCCAAGTTTCTCAGTTACTTCAGCAACAGACTTAATAAGTTGACCAGCAACTTCGTAAGATCTTGGATGTTCAGACTCACGAGCAAGATCCAAGATACCCTCAATGGCATCTGAACCTCGTTCGATTAAATTGTAAAAGTTTTCTCTTTGATATCTGTAATCAGCATCTATGTCTTCCAAGTTATCACTTGGTCTTGGAATTACAGGTATGGTTTCATCTTTTGTAATTAATTCTGACTTGTCATCAATATTTAATGCTTCGTCTAATATATCTTTAGTATTCATTATAAATCCTTAAAAATATCAACTACTTCATCTACATGTAAACTACTTTGCATACAGATAAGGAGTCTATCTTCTTTATTTTCTCTAACACTATGTAGTATATTTGTGTTTATAATATACACATCACCCACTTCTGCCTGAAAAGAACAAATATCTTCTACATCTTCAAAAGAGATAAATTCTGAATGACTATCTTTGTTATATTCACCACCAAACTTACCAATTTGTTCTTTTATATCTTTTACATCATCTGATTTCTTTTTATGAAATGTAGTTATTCCACCATTTACCTTTACATAGATATTTACTACACTATTGATTTTATCATCAATATGTGGATATATTGTATAATTAGATGACATATATGATTTGCTAAACAAATGTCTTTTGTTTTCAGGAATATTATTTAAGAAAGATTCTAGTGAGTGTTGAGACTTTTTATCTTGTAAATAAAATTTACCATATGATACACCAATAAAATTGCCTTCTTCTTCAATTCCATATCGGTCATATACTTCACCTCGAATAATATTCAAATCAAAAACTTTTGTTTTTAATTTTTTATAATATGTCATTATAAATCCTATTTGTCTGTGCCACTTTCCTCATCATAATTCTTAGCGTCTTCAAAGAAAGAAACTGTTTCGTTAAATCCAAAGTCGTCATCAGCATCAGCAGATGTTGGATCAGGAGTAACAGTATATCTTTGTTCTCTCTTCGGAGCAGTATCTGGTAAATCTGTATATTGATCGACTTGAACAGTTTTGATAACCTTACTAGAAGTAACTGGTCCATATAGGAAGAACTTCGTAGTAAAATCTAATGTGTATATAATTGCTCGTCTTTCAGTAAATTCACCCTTATAACTATCTTCATAATCA